CCAAACCATTGATTAACTCTATGATCAAAGTATAAGTCTATCCAATTCTCACCCCAAAGTACAGTGATATCAGTATTACCTTGGCTAATCTCTTCACCTACTGCCCTCATTACCTGGGCATAACTAGGCTTACGACCATCAAATACAATCTCTTTAATCTGATTACATACGCTCATGAATATAACCCTCCTCAATTAAATGCCTAGCAGTACGTCCAAACCACCCTTGTAACTGCCACGCCATACCAGTATCTACTAAGGTCTGCCATGCTTCAAGTACTTGCTCCTCAGTATCTGCTTCAATAAATCCCTCTGCTAATCCTACTGCTTGATAAGTATCCATCATAATTAAACCCTCCTAAGTTAAATACATTCTACCATAAATTACTGCATTGTCTATAGGTGTTTACCCTAGTGCCATAATCTTAATAACCTTTGCCATCTTAACTCCATGAGCTTTGTATGCTATCACGCTCACGCTCTTGTCGTAACATGCCCGACACCCATTACATTTACCATCATGTTGATAAGCTTGGCATTCTGTAGCACCTACTGGTAAGTTATCACTGAATATTGTACTAGTATTTAAACCCTCTATACGCTCTCCAGTGACACTATCAGAGCTAAAGCGTACCACTACATTAGGCAATGACTGCATGCGTGTTATAGCGTGTTTAAACTTGTCAAACTTATGCATTCTAGTAGGTAGCCAATGCTTACAATGAGGCGTTACTTCCATTACTTGTAGAATTTTATAGGCTAATTTAACGTCGTACATATCTCCACTATCAAACCATCTAAAGTATCTACTAGAATCTAAAGCTTTTACCATGTCATCTATCCAGTCGTCACGCTTCCAGTCTTCCCTATTGAACTCCCTAGGTGCTTTCACATTAGGGAATCTGTAATTACCTGTAGTAGCGTAACACCCTTGGCATGCTGGTACGAGCTCACCCAGTGAGTCTTTACTTCCTGGGCATGTATCCAAAGCTTGAAGAGACCATGACATAATCCCATCTAGTTTACTTGTTTTGCTTAGCTTGATCATTTTTGTTTACCTTTTTAATAATTGTCATACCTTCATTAAATTGTGCATAATACCTTGCTTCTTTCAATGTCTTAAATTTAAAGTCTTTCCCATTAATTGTAAATTGGTACATACCCTAACCCTCCATCGTTATTAATAAATATACTCTAGGGTTTTGAAACAGTCAAGTAAAACCCTAGATATATCTACTAAACTAATTAACCCTCCAATATTTTATCGTGTAACTGTTTAGCTTCTTCCTGTCGTTGAATACTTTCCGAAGTCTTGTATTCTAACCAAAGTAACTCCATCAAAATGTTACGCTCTTTTAAAGTTAATTCCATTGTAAACCCTCCTGTAGTGTTTTAAGAATACCCTAGTAAACTGAATTTGTCTACTAGGATAAACCCTTAGTATACTATGTTATTCTGTAGTGCTACCTGGTAAGCGTCATCATGCCCTAAGGTGTTGACTAGCTCGTAATCGTCATCGATAAAATCGTATACTTCTAAACTGAATTGCTTAGTCTTAGGATCATACTCTAGTACGTCGGTATCATCGATCTGCCAGGTAAATTTATCATTAGCTTGCTCAGGTAATAAAGCCATAGGTACTACTTTCTTTTGATCAATTAGTTTTAAGAATGTAAATTTCATTGTATTACCTCCATTAGTTAACTACAGTGGTAGTATCTCACAAGCTACCAGGTAAGTCTATAAGTGTTTACCCTAGTATTATAGGTTTAGTCTATTGAGTCCTGGATAGCGATAGAGTGACACTATGACTCCCTCTCTTAGCAGATTCTAGCTAGTTTGTCTATAGGTGTTTACCCCTATTGACACTGTAGAATTTTTATGCATGGGGGAGGGGGCTCTCGCAACAATCTAGTACGTTATAACCCTCTAAAACACCTAAAAAGTTAAACTAAGAAGTGCCTAATAATTAAGCATATTAAGGAAGTTAACGACAGAAGACTACAGATAAGGTATTATATATAAATCAATAGCTTAGGAATCTAAGAAGATAGTAGAAGATGAGCTACGTTAGTGATTAATAAAGGCTAGTTAGCTACAGTTGCGGAATACGTGCTAGTTTACTGGGTAGACCCGCATAGAAGTGTTAGCTATAGTACACAAAATAGACAGGTATTGTACATAATGTGCTACGTAGTCAACATCATAGTAAAATATTACTTGACAAATTCTAATAAGTATGGTATAATAGTTGTACTAAGGAGAAAAAACGCTAAGTCAGTTCCTAAGTAAATACAATATAAAAACCAAATAATATAAAAACTACTTAGTTAACTTCTAAGTATAACTTAGAAGAGAAGTAATTTTAAATGTTAGTCTCTACTCACGTAGGAAAAGGCTTAGAAGTGAACTTAGAAGATAAAGAAGATAATTCAGTTGTTGTGTCTATACCACGTAGGGGTCGTCCTCCTAAGGCTGTCGTAGAAGCTAAGCGTAAAAGAGGTAAGGTAGGTAGACCCCAGGGTGACACAGGAAGAATACAAGAATTTAAAGCTAGACTCCTGAGTACTACTGGAACTAAGGTCATAGACACTGTCTTAAGAAAAGCCTTAGACGATGAAGACAAAGATCAGGTAGCATGTCTAAAGATGTGCATGGACAGACTTCTACCTGTCTCACTCTTTGAAAAGGATGCTAAGGGTCAGCGGAATGCTGTAACAATTAACATCACTGGCTTGGGTGAGACTAAGGTGGAAGCTGTAGAGACCATCGACATGGTAGACGAAGATGAATCTTAACTTCGAGCTACTGCCCTGGCAAAAGAAAGTATTTAGCGATGACACAAGGTTTAAGGTTATCGTAGCAGGACGACGTTGTGGTAAGAGCAGACTCTCAGCAGTAGCCCTCTTGGTAGAGGGACTGAGGTGTCCTCAAGGCTCAGCAGTGATGTATGTAGCTCCTACCCAAGGGCAAGCAAGACAGATTATCTGGGACTTGCTGATGGAGCTGGGTAGAGATGTGATAGCAAACTCCCATGTGAATAACATGGACATCACTTTGATTAATGGTGCTAAGATCTACGTCAGAGGTGCTGATAGACCAGATACCCTTCGAGGGGTCAGCTTAACATTCCTGGTCTTGGACGAGGTAGCTGACATTAAACCAGATACCTGGGAGAAGGTCTTACGTGCTTCGTTATCAGACAAAAAGGGTAAAGCACTCTTTATTGGCACTCCGAAGGGACGCAACTGGTTCTACGATATGTATAACTTGGGGTCGTCTGAAGAAGATGAGGAGTGGCAGAGCTGGCACTTTACGACGAAGGATAACCCACTTATCGATCCTAAAGAAATTGAGGGAGCTAAGAAGACATTATCTTCGTTTAGTTTTAAGCAGGAATACGAAGCAAGCTTTGATAACGCAGGAACAGACTTATTCAAGGAACAGTGGATAAAGTACGGAGAAGAACCTGCTGAAGGTGTTTATTACATAGCAATAGACTTAGCAGGTTTTACTAATGTTAACTACTCCTCCTCTAGAGCAAAGAAATTAGATGAATCAGCTATCGCAGTGGTTAAAGTAACTGAAGATGGTGAATGGTTTATAAAGAAGATTGAGCATGGACGCTGGGATGTTAAGGATGCTGCAGCTAGGATTCTTAAGAACATCAGAGACTTTCAACCAGTAGGTGTAGGAATTGAAAGAGGAACAGTACGTAACGCTGTACTGCCCTACCTCAGTGATCTAATGAGATCAAACAACGTCTACGCAACGATACAAGACTTAACGCATGGTGGTAAACAAAAGACTGAAAGGATTGTCTGGGCATTACAAGGACGATTCGAGCATGGTAAGGTAACACTGAATGAAGAAGAGAATTGGACACAGTTTGTGGATCAGCTTCTAATGTTCCCTACTTCGCAGGTGCATGACGACTTAGTGGATGCTTTATCTTATGTCGACCAGTTAGCTGTAACAACATACTTTACAGATGAGATGGACGATGAATATGAACCTAATGATTTTATATCGGGATATTAAATGAGTATAACTGGTAGCTTGTTTAGGATGGTAGCTCCTGCGTTAGTGGATAACCTGGAAGCACAAGGCTTGTTTAAAGGCACTACAAGAGCAACACCTAGTCTCGTCCCTGAGATGTTTATTGGTAGAGAAGGTATTAGTAACTTAGGTGAGGCAGGAATGATTGACGCTCCTGCTGCTACGAATCTCTTAGAGAACGCACAGCGTGATTGGTTTAAGTTACCTGCCCAGGAGTGGGATAATCTTTACGCTAAAGAAGCCATAGCATTTGATCCTGTAGCTAACAAGGCAATGCTAGAGATCAGCGATAAGAATGTAGACTTACAAAAAGGTGTAGATCTTAATAAGATCCCTGAGAATGAAATCTTAACCTTCGATGAAATATTCAAAGCAGATGTGTTAAAGAAAGCGTATCCAGACATCGAAGACGTAACAGTTAGTTTTATCGATGATCCTGTCTCCCCTCGTTTAGCAGCTTACGCTCCTGAGCAGAACATGATCCTGTTTAATCGCCAACATCCTGACTGGAAGAAAGAAGATACTCCAGTTAAAGTAGCTCTACACGAGATCCAACACTATGTCCAAGGTAAAGAGTTATTCACTAGAGGTGAAAGCTTTACTGGTGTTCTAAACCAGAACGACTCCTACAATCAAGCAACCAGTTCCTTAACAAAAGCTATTACTCAATCTCCTGCTGAAAGCCTACGCTTTGGAAAGACAGAGAAGCTTGGATTTAATCCTGACAACGTAGCAGAAGCAATTGCTGCGTTATCTAGACCAGATGGACTATCTGCTCGTAAATCTTTAGAGCAATCGTTTAAAGATAAACAAATGGTAGATAAGTTTATAGCAAAAGCTAGTAATTATCCTACAATAAGCACAGCACTCCAAGCTAAAGACCAAGCAAGTCAGGGTTATAATAAAGCTGTAGCAGACTACATGAAAGTAGCTGGAGAAGTATTCGCTCGTCAGACTGAGCAGCGTCGTGGTATGAGTGCCACAGAAAGAGCTGCTAATCCTGCAATGAGAGCTATCGAGACAGATCCTCAGAACATGATGGCAGGTGTAACAATTGATAACATGACTGCTCCTCGTGCTGAGATTGCTCCTCAGGCAGCGATGGCAGATCCGTTTCAAATGCAAGTACCACAATCCACAATCCCTGAAGGAATGTAAGAATGGCTGAATTTAAAGAAGACATAGCAACAGAAGGTGATCGTGAGTTAGTCTCATTCATTGTAGATCATTGCAATCGTTGGAGAGATCACCGAGATGTGAACTACTTAGATAAATGGGAAGAGTATGAAAGATTATTCAGAGGAATCTGGGATGGGCTTGACAAGACTCGTGAGTCCGAGAGATCTCGTCTTGTTACTCCCGCCCTCCAGCAAGCTGTTGAGTCGAAGCAAGCTGAGATTTCTGAAGCTGTCTTTGGTCGTGGTGAGTTCTTTGATATTGTTGATGATCGTATGGATCAAGACAAGAATGACATTGCTTTAGTACGTCAACAGATGCATGAGGACTTTAAGTTCTCAAAGGTTAAGAAAGCATTAGATGATATTATTCTCTTAGGAGAACTATACGGTACAGGTATCGGAGAGATTACCGTAGAAGAGAAGACAGTGATGTCTCCTTCCACCCAGCCTATCCCTGGCACTGCTATGGCAGCTATCGGTGTAAGTGAACAGAAGAAGTTCATGGTTCAACTCCACCCAATCAACTGTCGTAACTTCCTCATTGACCCTAACGCTCGTGATATAGAATCATCCTTAGGTGTTGCAATTGAGGAGTATGTCCCTTATTACAAGATTGTTCAGGGCATGGTCGATGGTACATATCGTAAGGTAGGAATCACTCCTAGCTACAGCGACATGAGCTTAGAACCTGTACAAGAGATATCTCCTAAGCAGGACGATAAGGTACGAGTCATTCGCTACTATGGTCTTGTTCCTAAGGAATACTTAGAAGAGTTACAGAAGAAAGACGGAGAAGAGATTGTAGATCTATTCCCTGAAGGTTCTATGGCTGAAGACTACCAAGACATGGTAGAGGCTATTGTCATCATCGCTGATGATCAGTGGCTCTTAAAAGCTGAAGAGAATCCTTACATGATGAAGGATCGTCCTATTGTCGCTTATCAAGCTGACTCCATGCCTGGTCGTTTCTGGGGTCGTGGTACTGCTGAGAAGGGCTACAATATGCAAAAAGCTATTGACGCTCAGATCCGTAGTCACTTAGATTCCTTAGCTCTTACTACATCACCTATGATGGCTATGGACGCTACAAGGCTACCACGTGGTGCTAAGTTTGATGTACGTCCTGGTAAGAATATCTTAGTCAACGGTAATCCTAACGAGATTATGATGCCATTCAAGTTTGGTACGACTGATCCTCAGAACTTCCAGACTGCTCAGAACTTCCAAGCAATGCTCCTCCAAGCTACAGGTACAATTGATAGTACTGCTATGCCTGGACAAGTAGCTTCTGGTGAAGCCTCAGGTGCTGGCTTATCTATGGCTCTCTCAGGCTTGATGAAGAAGAACAAGCGTACCTTAATTAACTTCCAAGAAGACTTCTTAATCCCCTTCATTACTAAAGCTGCCTACAGATTCATGCAGTTTGACCCAGATCGTTATCCTGTACAAGACTTTGTGTTCTTGCCTGTATCTACCCTAGGAATGGTAGCTCGTGAGTACGAACAACAGCAGATGATGGGCTTAATGTCTACTTTAGGTGCTCAGTCTCCAATTACTCCAGTACTGTTGCAGGGTATTATTGCTGCTTCTAGTCTTTCTAATCGTGAAGAAATTATAGCTACGCTACAGAAGATGAGTCAGCCTGATCCTCAGCAAGCTGAAATGCAACAAGCTAACATGCAGTTAGAGATGATGGGTAAACAAGCTCTTGTAGAGAAGACTAAAGCAGATGCTGCTAAGTCTGCTGCAGAAGCTGAGAAAGCTGTTGTAGAAACTCAATTAGCACCTCAGAAAGCTCAAGCTCAAATTGTAAGTGACTTATCAAAAGGAAATAATCCTAATGATCAAGTTCAGCAAGAGTTTGATCGTAGAGTAAAAATAGCAGAACTGATGTTAAAAGAAGCAGATTTAAAACAAAACTCTAAAATTGTAGAAATGCAGATGGCTGAAAAGAATAGTCGTATTCAAAAGACTAATGCTGAATTTTTAAAAAACTTATCGAGTAAGTTATAATAATGACAGACATTAAAGATTTTATCCTCCAACTAGAAGATACTACTCTTTCATTAGAGGAGCAACAAGCTGCTCTTGCAATGATTGAGCAAACTCTTATTGAAAACAAACAAATACAGGAAAAAACTTTAGAAGAAAATAGTAATTTAATTGTTGATGCTGTTAAAGAAGTAGAAAAGAAATTAGAGAATAGATTTATTGCACTTACAACAGACCCTACTTTAAAAGGGGCTAAAGGCGATAAAGGAGATAACGGTAAAGATGGTACAGATGGCAAGCCTGGAATAGATGGTAAAGATGGTAGAGATGGTAAAGATGGTATAAACGGTAAAGACGGGGAAGACGGAGAAGAAGCTCCTAAGATTGTTGATGCTGAAATAGCTATTGATGATACACTTCTATTAACTTTATCCGATGGATCACAAATTAAAACAACTAAAACAGTTGTTGGAGAGCGTGGTTCAAACGGTTCAAATGGTGTTAGAGGTGACAAAGGTGATGCTGGTGTTGGCATTGCTGCTGGAGGAACTACAGGTCAAGTACTATCAAAAGTAAGTAATACTGATTATGATACTACTTGGACAACAATAGCAGGTGGTGGTATCTCTACTGCCAACATCCAAGAATTTACAACTGCTGGAACATCTACATGGACTAAACCAGCAGATGCTAAGTTGGTTTACATTGTTTGTCAAGGTGCTGGTGGTGGTGGTGGTTCGGGCTATAAACAAATAGCCTCACCAACAAATGCTGCTATATCAGGCGGTGGTGGTGGCTTTACAGGTGGCTGGTCTGAGTTAATGATTCCTGCCGTGTTATTGGGAAGTACAGAAACAGTAATAACGGGTCTAGGTGGCACAGGTGGTACATCTGTAACAGTAGCTGGAAATGGCAATAGCGGAAATGCTGGCGGCACTTCTTCTTTTGGTTCTTGGTGCTTAGCTAGAGGGGGAACTGGTGGGATTGGTGGTCGTACAGGAACAACTGGTGGTGGTAGTGGTACAAGCAATTCTGTTAATTATGTTTCTATTGTTGGAACAGGAACAACTGTTTTAACAGGAAGTGGCGAAACTGCTATAAGGGGGTCTGCTGGTTCTGCTGGAAATAAAGGCGGCAAATCAGGCGGTGGCGGTGCAACAGGTGGCGGCATAGTTGCAGCAACACCAGTAGCATTAGCTGGGGCAGCAGGTGGAGAGGGTGGTGCAGGGGTTAAATCAACTACATCAACAACAACTGGCGGTGGTGGTGCTGCTGGCACAACAGGTTCTCCAAACGGAGTTGCTGGCTCTAATTCAACTAATTACTACATAGGTGGCAATGGTGGTGGTGGTGGTGCATCTCAATTATTAGCTAATGGTGGTAACGGTGGAAACGGTGGAAACTCTGCTGGTGGTGGTGGGGGTGGTGCTTGTCAAAATGCTTACAACTCAGGTGCTGGTGGTAACGGGGGTGATGGAAGCGTTATGGTTATCACATTCTTCTAAGGACTACGCATGAAACAATTTTTATTAAACAGCGATGGAAGTATTCCTGACACAGTCAATGTTGAAGCACTTACACAAAACAATATTTTGATGGTTATTCCTACACCAGCCCCTAAAGAATCAGGAATGGTAGCCGTAGAGTGTGAACCACAAATGATAGACGGTGCTTGGAAACAAGTATGGAAACTTGAACCGTCTGTAAGCATTGACCAAGAATTGATTGAATATGAAGGTTCAACAGAAACATAAAAAATAGCTTGACTTTTTAGTAAAAATGTGGTATAATATTTACAGTATATCACAATTAATCTCCAAAGTCAAGGAAAAAGATTAAAATGAATAGAGAATTACAGGATTATTACGAAAATCGCTTTGCTATGATGGCTACCAAGGGCTGGCAAGACCTGGTTGATGACATCATAATCATGATTGAAGCTACAGACCGCTTAGGCGGTATAGAAACAGAACAACAACTCCACTTCAAGAAGGGCGAAATGTCCATAATGAACTGGATTAAAACTTTAAGAGAGTCTAGTACAGAAGTTTATGAGCAGCTCCTAGTAGAGGAAGACAATGCCTAGACAAATGTACGACTTTAAGTGTAAAGATTCGCATATCACCGAAGCCTTCGTCGATGTAGACACAAAAGAAGTTCGGTGTAGCGTATGTGACGGGACTGCTACCCGTATCCTCACCCCACCGAGGATCTATTTAGATCCAATCAGTGGCGACCACCCTTCAGCAACATCGAAGTGGGCTAGACAGAGAGCTGAGAAGCTGGCTGTGGAGAGGAAAACAACAGCAAATCACGGCTCGTAAATGGACTCTTGACCACCGAGCTATTTTAAATGTCCTAAAATCGCATTGCGACAGGAGAATATACATGGCTGCTAATTTTATCGAACTGCCCGAAGTAGATGCTAACGAGAAGTACGTTGATCCAACCAAAGAAGAGAGTATAACCCCAGACGCTGTAGAACAAACTACAGCAGAACCTGAAGAGGCTGCTCCAGAACTACCTGAGAAGTATCGTGGTAAAGCTCTAGACGAGATTATCAGGATGCACCAAGAAGCCGAGAAGTTAATCGGACGACAGGCACAAGAGGTTGGTGAAGTACGCAAGTTAGCTGATTCACTTCTAAAGCAACAACTCGAAACGGAGCACGACACACAGCCAAGTAAAGCACAAGAGATTGATTGGTACGAAGACCCTGCTAAGGCAGTAAATCAGGCAGTAGCGAATAACCCACTCTTAAAGCAATTGCAAGAACAACAGGCTCAACAAGCCCAAGTAGGTGCATTGCAGACGATTGAGAAAGCTCATCCTGATTATTTAAGTGTAGCACAATCTGAAGACTTTGCTTCTTGGATTCAAGGATCAAAGGTACGGATGGAATTATTTGCTAAGGCAAACAACTACGATGTAGATTCAGCATTAGAATTGCTAGAGACTTATAAGTCTATACGCAACGTCAAACAACAAAAAGTAGAAGCTACTAAAGCTGCTGACGAATCGCTGAAGAAGGTCGATGGAGAAAGCCGAAGCAAGGCACTTAAGACTGCTGCTGTCCAACAAGGTGGCACTGGAGAGTCAACAAAACCTGTTTATCGTCGTGCAGATCTTATTCGCTTAAGAATGCAAGATCCTTCCAGATACGAAAGCATGGCAGAAGAAATTCTCCAAGCTTACGCAGACGGACGGGTACGTTAATTTAATTTAATTTTAGGAGATTTAAAATGGCAACAGCAGCATACCCAGGTGGGTCAGGTTCAATCGTAGCAAAAACACAAGCAGATAAATTCATTCCAGAAATCTGGTCTGATGAAGTAATCGCTGCATATCAGAAAAACCTAGTATTGGCAAACCTGGTCAATAAAATGACCATGAAAGGTAAGAAGGGCGATACGCTCCATATTCCTAAGCCAACACGTGGTGTTGCAACAGCTAAAGCAGCTAACACTACAGTTACCATCCAAGCTGATACCGAGACAGAAGTATTAGTTTCGATTGACCAGCATTTCGAGTACTCACGTTTCATCGAAGACATCGTCGAAGTTCAGGCTTTGGCATCACTACGTCGTTTCTACACTGACGACGCTGGCTATGCTTTGGCTAAGAAGGTTGACGACACACTGTTCCAATTAGGCAAGTCCTTTGGTAACGGTGACGCTTCTGACTGGACACACAGCACCAGCTATTACATCGACACTTCTACTGGTCTCACAGCTTACGCTGAAGACACTGTAGTTGCTGCTGACGTATTCACTGACGCTGGCTTCCGTGCCTTAATCAAGCTCATGGACGATGCTGATACCCCAATGGATGGTCGCTTCTTCGCTGTTCCTCCATCACTTCGTGCAGCTATCATGGGTATTGATCGTTACAATAGCTCTGATTTCGTTGATGGTCGTGGTGTAAACAACGGTCAGATCGGTCAGCTCTATGGTATCGATATCTATGTAACAAGTAATGCTCCAATCATTGAAACTGATGCTAACAACAGCGTTGGTGGAGATGTTAAAGCAGCTATCTTGGCTCATCGTGATACAATGGTATTGGCTGAGCAGATGTCTGTACGTAGCCAAACTCAGTACAAACAAGAGTATTTATCTACTCTGTACACTGCTGACACCCTCTACGGTGTTAAAGTAGTACGTCCTGAGACTGGCTTTGTATTAGCAGTCAACGGCTAATAGTAGTTCCTAAGACTCTCCAGCTTCGGCTGGGGAGTTTTCTTTAAGTGCATTCGCTGAGTGTATTTAAACAAATAAGGAGATAGACCTTGGCAATTTATCGTGGAGCAGGTGGTTCAGGCGATGCTACTCAAGACGCTGCAAGTGAAGTACTCTTAGCCCTAGCTGCTAAAGACGCTGCTATCGCTGCACAGGTTGCTGCAGAAACTGCACAAACTAACGCTGAAACTGCTGAAACTAACGCTGAGACTGCAGAGACTAACGCTGAAGCTGCTGCTGCACTTGCTGCTACATTTAATCCTGCATTATTTGTAGCTAAAGCAAACAATCTTAGCGATCTTGCTTCCTCATCTACTGCTAGAACTAATCTAGGTCTTGTTATTGGGACGGATGTTCTAAGTCCTAGTGGTTCTGGTGCTTCCCTAACAGCGTTAAACGCTACAAATATCTCTAGCGGTACTCTAGGTGCAGCAAGACTTCCTGCATTCTCTGGCGATGCTACTAGCACTATTGGTACAAGTGCTTTAACACTTGCTACAGTAAATTCTAACACTGGTTCATTTGGTTCATCAAGTGCTATTCCAGTTATCACAGTCAACGGTAAAGGTTTAATCACTGCAGTAACAACCTCTGCAGTTGCTGGTGGTCAATACTTTGGTACTGCTGCAGTAAAAGCAATTGCTTATAACGCTTCAAATATTGATGAGAATATTACAATGAATTATAACGGTATGTCCGTAGGAGCTATTACTATTGGTTCTGGTTTCTCAGTTACAGTTAACTCTGGAGTAAGGTGGGTAATTCTATGAGTCTTATATTACAGGGTTCAACTTCAGGTAGCGTTACATTACAAGAACCAGCCGTTGCTGGTACTACTGTATTAACCTTACCAGCCATATCGGGAACAGTTCTTACAACTACATCACCTAAAGCTGGTAATGTAATTCAGGTGGTGCAAAATTCTATTGCCGTTGGTGTTGTAAGCACAACAAGTACCTCTTTTGTTGATTTAACAAACGCAACAGCAACCATTACTCCGAGTGCTGTTGGAAATAAAATCCTTGTACTTTGGATGAGTTATGGCTCAAATAGTCTTGTAGCTGCTACAAATGTTGGATATATTCAGCAAATTTTGCGAACTTCTACAAGCCTTGCTTCAGTTGAACTTTCAGCTGAATCTGCTAGCGGTGGACTGCAAATATCAGGCACAATGAATTTTAATATTTTAGATGCCCCTAATACAACTTCTGCTGTAACTTACAAAATTCAACATAGTGTAACTAATGCATCGTCAACAGGAACTGCAAATAATGGGTTTTTAACTTTATTGGAGATAGCAGGATGAACCATAAAGCTATATATAAACTATATCCACAAGTCGTTAGTGTTGCTGATGGCACAGGTGCTTTTGACAAAGATGGTAACAAGGTTGAGATTGACATAACTTTGGTTAATGCTTGGCAAGACCCTGACGCTTACAAGTATGCAAGGGCTAAAGAATACCCACCCATCACCGATTACATTGATGGTGTAGTAAAGGGTGACCAAGCACAGATTGATAAATACATTGCTGACTGTCTTGCTGTCAAGGCTCGTCATCCAAAGGGAGTAGCATAATGGCTGTCACACTAAATGCGAGTACAACCACAGGGCTGGTTCAGAGTGCGGATACAAGTGGAACTGTAGAGATTCAATCTAATGGAACTACACGATTAACTGTAGCGTCAGGCGGTGTAACAACTACTGGCAACACATCAATTGCTAACTTAACCGCTACAGGCACATTTGGTGGTGGTGTAATTACTAGCGGAACTGCTGTAGCAAGCACAAGTGGAACAAGTATTGACTTTACTTCTATTCCATCATGGGTAAAGCGAATTACTGTGATGTTTAATGGTGTTTCTACTAGCGGAGCAAATAATTTACTAATTCAAATTGGTGCTGGAAGTGTAGAAACTACTGGATATGTAAGTACAGGTGCATACGCTGGCCCGACAAATTCTGCTGGTGGAGTTACATCAACTGCGGGGTATTTAATTTTTGCACCAGGTGCGGCTAATACTTTTTCAGGTCATTTAGTTTTGACGGCTGTTGGAAGTAATGTTTGGGTTTCTTCACACACCGTTGGTGTTTCAACATTTGTTTATAGCGGTGGTGGTACAAAAACTACATCAGGAACATTAGACCGAGTGCGTATCACAACATCAGGCGGCACAGACACTTTTGATGCTGGCTCTATTAACATTCTTTACGAAGGCTAATCATGACACACAGAATTGTAGTAGACCTAGCAACTAACACAATTACTCAAGTAGAGTACACAGCAGAAGAACAAGCTGCTTATGATGCAGCCGTAGCCGCACAAGAAGCTGAAGTACCAGCGGAAACCCCTGCTGAACCTACAGTAGAACTTACACAAGAGGTTTAATTATGGCAATCACTATATCAGGCGATAATCCCAACCTAACGAGTGCTTCATTAACAACACCTACTTTAACTAGTGCTACTTTAACTAGCCCAACAATTAGCGGAACTCCTACAGGTGTAGGTGTTTTAACTAGCGGAACATCCGTAGCCTCCACAAGCGGAACAAGTATTGACTTTACTAGTATTCCTAGCTGGGTAAAGCGTGTAACGGTAATGTTAAGCGGTGTTTCAACAAATGGTTCATCTAACTGGTTAATCCAATTAGGTGATTCAGGCGGTATTGAAAATACAGGCTACATATCTGTAAGTACTTATTTGGGTTCATCAACAGGTGGTACAAGTTATACAACTGGTTTTGGTTTAACAGTAAGCAGTTCTACCCATGTGCAACAAGGATTGCTTACATTGTGCAATTTAACTGGTAATGTTTGGACTGCAAATGGTAGTTTTGCTGGAAGTGGTACTGCCGCTGATTTTCTTTATAGCACTGCTGGCTCTAAAACCCTTTCAGCCACATTAGACCGAGTTCGTATTACTACAGTAAACGGCACAGACACCTTCGATGCTGGCTCTATTAACATTCTTTACGAGTAAATTATGACAGAAGCTGACTTAAAACTCCTAAGCCACGAAGAAGTCTGTAAGGTTCGCTACGAACAGATTCACGCTAGACTAAAGAGACTAGAACAGATTCTCCTAGGCACTGCTGGGTTCATTATTATTACTTTATTAACTCTGGTACTTAAATGAGCAGACCACATTCCGTAGGTAAAAACCTAACTGCTAATGTTAAGACAACTGTCTTTACTGTCCCCACTAGAAACATTGCTAAGTGGACTTTAGCACATATTAGTAATCATACTGGTAGTAATAAATCAGTTAGTCTTTGGTGGTACGATTCCAGCGAAAATACTGAGATTGTTGTTATTGACGGGTATAATCTCGATGCTAGAAAATATGTACAGTTTAATGGTGGTGCATATGTAGTATTAGACGAAGGAGATGAGATCCGAGTACAGTCTGAGACAGGATCTTCAATGTCTATTACTGTGAGCATGGAATTAGAACAACGCAGTACCGTACAAAACTTTGCATAAGGATAATTATGCCACTCGCTAAAGGTAAGTCTCAGAAGACAATCAGTAAGAACATTTCTAAGATGGTCAAAGAAGGAAGACCACAGAAGCAAGCAGTCGCAATCGCATTATCAGCCGCTAAACAAAAGAAAAGGAAATAATATGCCAATGGTCAAAGAGAAGAAGTTCCCCTATACAACTAAGGGTAAGAAGCAAGCTAAGTCGTATGCTCAGAAGACTGGTGCTAAGGTAGTATCTAAGCCAGCTAAGAAGATGGGAGCAATGCGTGGCTACTAAGCCTGGCTTGTATTCTAATATCGCAGCTAAACGTAAAAGGATAGCTCAGGGATCTGGAGAGAAGATGCGCAAGGTAGGCAGTAAAGGTGCTCCTACGGCTAAAGCTTTTAAAGAATCTGCTAAGACAGCTAAGAAGAGATAATGGTTAAGAAGGTATATCAGAATCCAGAAGGTGGTTTAAACGCTAAAGGAAGGGCTTACTTCAACAAGAAGACAGGCTCTAACCTGAAGCCTCCAGTTTCTGCTAAAGAGGCTGCAAAGTCCCCTAAAGCAGCAGGAAGACGTAAGAGCTTCTGTGCTCGTATGAGTGGGATAAAGGGAGCTATGAAGGATGAAAAGGGCAGACCTACCCGCAAAGCCTTAGCACTAAAGAAGTGGGACTGTTAAGTAGGGTATTGACTTTTAATCAATTTTATGGTATAATATAAGATATGAACTACATTCAACTAGTAAATGACGTACTGATTAGGCTGCGTGAACCTGAGGCTTCCTCGGTATCTGATAATGCCTATGTAAAATTGATTGCTAGATTTGTCAATGATTCTAAGAGGGTTGTGGAAGACTCCTACAACTGGAATGCTTTGTCTGATACCCTTTCTGCTACCACTACAGCAGATGTGTTTAACTATGTTCTAGTGGGCTCAGGTCAAAGATTCAGAGTTATCGATGTTATTAATGATACTCAAAATGCTTTTGTAGAATTAGCCTCGACCAGGTGGATGGATCAGCAGTTCTTAATGACCACTCCTCAGAAGGGGTCTCCTGCATATTATAACTTCAATGGTGTTAATTCCAGTGGAAATACTCAGGTAGACTTATACCCTATTCCTGATGGTGCTTATAACCTTCGTTTTAATATTATTAAACCACAAGTACCCTTAGCAGTTAACGCTGATAATTTATTAGTACCTGAAGAGCCTGTAATCTTAGGTGCTCTTGCAAGGGCTCAGGCAGAGCGTGGTGAGGATGGAGGAGTACAAGCTGGGGAGACATATCAGTTAATGAAGCAGAGCTTAGCAGACGCTATAGCACTCGAATCAGGACGGTATATAGAAGAACAACAGTGGGTGTGGAACTAATGGCTAGTCAACTACAGACATCGTCTATAGCAGCTCCTGGATTCTATGGACTCAATCTACAAGAGTCTAGTATTACTTTGTCTTCTGGGTATGCACTAAAAGCTCAGAACTGTGTGATCGATAAGTATGGTCGTATCGGTGCTCGTCGTGGATGGACTACAGTAAACTCTGCAGTTAATACTGACTTAGGATCAGGTAATCCAGTAGAGTTTATATTTGAATTAGTAGATGGTGGTAGTAATCAAGTGTTAAGTGCTGGTAATAATAAGTTATTCGTAGGAACTACTACAATGACTACTAAGACAGTGCGTAACACTACTAACAGCGGTGACGCTACTTATACCATCACTGCAAACAATTGGCAGGGTGCTGCAATGTCTTATGGAGATATCACTGACTTCCATCCTCATGTGTATTTAGCACAAGCTGCACATCCTATGTTGGTGTATCATGAGCTACCTACATCAGGCGGAGCTTTTGATGCTCACAATAGCGGTACATTTGGATACCAACGTGTAGGAGATGACGCTAAGTTACCTTCTAATCATAGCACAGCAACATTCATGCCTAGCTGGGTGTTGTCTGCTTACGGTAGAATCTGGTGTGGTGGTATCTCAGGAGACACTCAGACTGTCTATTTCAGCGACTTACTAGCTGGTACAGACTTTTTAAATGGCTCTGCTGGGTACTTAAACCTACAAGAAGTATTACCTAACGGTGATCCTGTAGTCGCTGCTGCAGCACATAACGGATATATTATATTCTTTGGTCGTAAGAACATAGCAATCTATGCTAATCCTCTAGACACAGGAGCGTTAACACTTGTTGAAGTTATCTATAATGTAGGATGTATTGCTAGAGATTCAGTACAGAACATTGCAACAGATGTATTGTTTTTATCTGACTCAGGAGTTCGTAGTCTACAGCGAATCATCCAAGAGAAGTCTATGCCAATGCGAGACATCTCTAAGAATGTTCGTGATGAACTAATGGCTGCCGTAGCATCTGAGACAGACTTAACTAAGATTAAAAGCATTTACTATGAAAGAGATGCTATATATTTATTAACTCTTCCTACAACTAAATTTGTATATTGTTTTGATACTCGTGCTGCACTGCAAGATGGTTCTATGAGAGTTACGGTGTGGGATAGTATTGAACCTAAGTCATTCTTTGTAACACAAGCTAGAGACTTATACTTAGGTAAGCCAGGATATATTGCTAAATATTACGGCTACGCTGATAATACTTCTAGTTATCGTCTTGCTTACTATACTAATTATTTTGACTTTGATGCATCTACAAATCTTAAGTTACTAAAGAAGATTGGTTGGGTATTGATTGGGGGTACTAATCAATCAGTAGCTATTAAGTGGGGCTTTGATTATAGTGAGAGTTATCAAGCTACTACATATGCTTTAGACGCTGCTACAGTATACGAATATAATAACTCTACTGTAGATACTATTCCTGGTTCATCCGAATATAATATTGCTGAGTATAGCTCAGGTATTGTTTTAGATCGCTTTAACATTAATGCTGGTGGTCAGGGAACTGTAATGCAGTTAGGCTTAGAAGCAGATATTAATGGAAATCCAGTTTCAATTCAGAAAATAGACGTAGCAATTAAGCAAGGAAAGACTTTAGTCTAAGGACATAATATGGCAAACTATACAAAAGCAACTAACTTTACAGCTAAAGATGGATTACCTACTGGTAACTCAGGCAAGATTGTTAAAGGCACAGAGATTGATACTGAGCTGACTGCGATAGCGTCTGCTATTTCTTCCAAGGCTGACTTAAATAGTCCTGCTCTAACAGGAACTCCTACTGCTCCTACGGCATCGGCTGCTACTAACACAACACAAATAGCTACTACTGCGTTTGTACTTGCAAATTCTATTCCTAGTGGTCTTATTTCAATGTGGTCTGGGACAATCGCTACGATTCCTACAGGATGGGTATTGTGTAACGGTTCTAACGGCACTCCTGACCTTCGTAATAAGTTTGTTATTGGTGCTCATACTGATTCTGCTGGTGTAGCGTACTCCACAGTAACTGGAAGCAATACACAGACTGGCGGTACTAAAGATGCTATTGTTGTGTCGCATACACATACTGCAACTTCAACTGTTACTGACCCAGGACATTTACATACTTTTACTAACTACTCAAATGCAGGTGGTGCTTCGGATACCCCTATTATTGGTTCTAGTAATACACTAACTACGGTTAGCACTAACTCAGCAGTTACAGGTATTTCAGTAGCAACTACTAACGCATCTACAGGCTCTAGTGGTACAGACCAGAACTTACCTCCATACTATGCTCTTGCGTTTATTATGAAAACCTAATATGAAAGTACCTGTAGTCCTTAGAGACGACTACATAATGTACTTAGAGTTACACGACGCAGCATTGTGGTTTCATACAGATGTACATAAGTGGTCGCAGGAAGTAAAGAAGAAGTACTTAGAAGATTTAAACTTATTACAGTATCTAACTAATGTTCCTCTGTTAGCATTAGTAGAAGAAGAAAACACTAAGCTTGCTAAGTTTGGTAAGCTAACAGGATGGGAAGTATTAAAATCCATAGAAGTTAACAACAAGAAATACTATATTTTTATTAGGAGCAAACCGTGGGTGATATAGTTAGTGGTATCTTAGATCCTTTTACAGGAGCTAGTGGGGTACGAAGAGCAGGAGAACAAGCTGCAGAGCAACAGCGACAAGCTGGTATAACTGCTGCTAATATCTCTGCATTCCGTCCTGTGGGAATGACTTCCAGATTTGGTACGTCTCAGTTTACTCGTGAGATAGATCCGAGGACTGGTGTTCCTTATATCTCAGGTGCAGGATACACAGCAGCCCCTGAGTTATCTGCTTTGCAGAATCAACTCTTTGGTAGATTTGCTCCTACACTAGCACAAGCAGAACAAATGCAGGGTCAGTATGCTCCACTGACTGGTGCTTCTCAAAGCTTGTTTAACTTAGGTCAACAATACTTAGCCACATCTCCAGAGCAAGCTGCTCAGGATTACATCACTAGTCAACAAGCTTTACTAGCTCCTAGTAGACAAGCTCAGCTATCTAATGTTAGAGGTGGTTTGTTTGCTCGTGGTCGTGGTGGCTTAGGAGTTCAGACTGGTACAGGTGGTGCTCCTACGTCTCCTGAGCTACAAGCATACTACAATGCTTTAGGTCAGCAAGATCTTCAGTTAGCTGCTCAAGGACAACAAGCAGGACAACAGAGAGCACAGTTTGGTGCTGGGTTGTTTGGCACTGGTGCTGGATTATTAGGCACACAAGTACAAGGACAAGCTGGTGCATACTCTCCATTACTTGCTCAGTTAGGTTTATCTGGTCAAGTAGAACAAATGTCTCAGATGCCTTATCAACTAGGTTTACAACTAGGCACTGCTCAGCAACCTGGTCAAAACACAGGATCTCAGCAATACTTCGGAGGTCAGCTGCAAGGTGCTCAGACACAATTGTCTTCTAACATGATGGCTCAGCAGATGAACAATCAGTTCCTCTCTAGTTTGATTCAGGCTGCTGCTGGTTCTGGTGGTTCTCCTAAACCACAATATCAAGCATCTCCTAGAGATTTTCAATTTTAAGGAATAATTATGGGACAGCCAGTAAATCCACTATTAGGTAATCAACAAGCACTGCTTGGTGCAGATCCTGAGTTATATCGTCAACAGTTAATTCAACAAGAACAAGCTCGTATAGGTGCTTTACCTGCACAGAGTCAACTAGGAGCTACTCTAGGTTCACTGCTTGGTAGAGGCTTAACTAACGTAGCACAAGATCGTGGCTTCTTTGAAGTTACTAATCCTGTACTACAGAACTTAACCAAGATACAAAATGTATACAATACTGCTATGCAGGGCTCTGATCCTAACGATCCTCTGTCTTTCTATAGAAATCTACAAACAGGATTCGCTGATGCTGGCTTAGGTCAACAATCTTTAATGGCTACTCAAGAACTACGTAGAGTACAAACAGAGGTGGACAAAGCTAAAAGCGAAGGACTTAAACTTGAGACTGCTCAGATTGAACTATACAGCAAGAATCCTGATAAGCTTACGTCTGATATTGCTATGTTCCGTAGTCAAGGCAATGATACCAAAGCTAATGAATTATCTGGTTTACTTAGTAAGATTACCCTTAGACAAGACACTCAACAAGCTAAGGACTTGGCTGAGATTGCTCTGCGTAATGCTCAAACAGATGCTCAAAAAGCTCAAGCAACTAAGCTCAGAGAAGATATTGAATCTGGTAAGTATGACTGGAAAGTTATTAACGACATTACAGGAGCTCCAGTATCTATGGCTAAGATTGATAAGAGGACTGGTAAGACAGAATACGAAGCAATTCCTGATAGTGCAATAACTCGCCCTGGAGCAGTTCCTGCAGCACCTGCTGTTAAGAAAGATGAAAAGAAACCACCAAGTAAGTTTTCTTCATTTAAAATTCTGAGTCAAGAATAATGCCAATAGTTAAAATCCAAGCCCCAGACGGCAAGGTATTAACTATGGAAGTTCCTGATGGAGCTAGTCAAGAAGATATCTTAGCTGCTGCTACAGAGTTATATCAACCTAAGTATGGAGTAGGAGAGACTCTTGCTCGTGGTTTAGAGCGTGGTCTTACTTCTACCATTCGTGGAGCAGCTCAACTCTTAGGAGCTCCTTCTGCTACAGTTCCCACTGAGGAGCAAGATTTAGTTACTCAGATGCAGGGAACTCCAACGGCTGATCAAATCTCTAGCCTAGCAGCTCCTGATCAAATCCAACAAACAGATCTACAACGTGAAGCTGAATTCAGAGCAATGGCTCAGCAGCGTCCTGTTGCAGCGTATGGCTCACAGATTGCTGGAAACATTTTAGATCCTATTAACTTAGTTCCTTTAGGAGCTGCTCGTACTGCTGCTCAAGGTGCTCGTAACATTGCAGGAGCTGGTGCTGTGATGGGTGCGTTAGAGCCTGTCTATGGTGACGATAGTCGTCTATTAAACATTGCTGGTGGTGCTGTCGTAGGAGGTGTTCTTGGTGGTACAATCGGAGCATTGATTCAGAAGTATGGCAAAGAAGCTGTTACTACTGCTGGTAAAGAATTAAAAGATAATCGTGCTGTACTCTTAGGAGGATCAGGTCGTATTACTCAGGACAATGTGCCACTAAGTCCTATCGCTCAAGAGATTGCTGATGTAACTGCTACTAAGAACATTGAACTACAAGACAGTATTGTTCCTTTACTCCAGCAGTTAGAAGATTCTGAGTTAGCTACTAAGCTGACCAATGAGATTGCTGGTGGAGACTATCGTGCTTTCTTTACAGACGCTCCATTTAGACTAACTAATATACCTACGTCTAGGCTTACTGCTGCATTCAGTGCAGATAATCCATTACGTGAACAGAACTTAGCAGCATATCTCAAAACAGGATACAAAGCCGAAGATCCAGAACAGTTACTTACTCGTATCGTAGCAGCTAACAAAGGAGCTATTGCTACTGAACTAGACACAACACCTCTTAATATTCCTGCTGACTCCGCAGTGAACTTCTTACTTAATCGTAAGGTACAAGAACTAGGTGGTCGTGATTTAATCAATGCCTATCTCCCTGCGTTACAACGTGGTGTAGATATGATTAACTCTATCGATGAGTTATTCTTAAATGGTCGTGCTTCTGGTATGTCTGACGCTGAGATTGCTGCAGTATTTAAGAAAGACTTCGATGAAGTTAAACCTATTCTCTTCTCCGCTATTGGTAACGTATCTAATATTGGTCGTGCCTTAGCAGCAGCTAAAGCTCAGAAGAAAGTAATTGGTTCTACTGAGGAGATCCTCAAAGGATTATCTAAGAGTGGTGGTAAAGAATTAAAAGATATCTTTGCACTACGTGATGCTGTGTCCTCTATAAAGGCTTCCTCTGGAACTAGCTTTGATAAGACTAAGTCTATCGCTGAGCTTACTAAAGAATCTATCAAGCAACCAGGATGGGCTGATAAGTTTGGTGAGTTCGTAGTTAACTCTTACATCTCTGGTCTAGCTACAACAGCAGTTAACGCATTCTCAGGTGTTGCTAAGGTAGGACTACTAGGTACTGAGCGTATCCTTCAAGCAGTTAATCCTGCGTCTAAAGTTAAGATCGGAGAAGTTCTTCCTGCATTCAGAGGATTGATGGACGGTGTTTTAGAATCTGCATTCTTTGCTAAGGAAGGATTCCTACGTGGTTCTCCATTAGATGCAACAATGCCTGAGATTCGTGGTGCTATTGGTGCTCAAGAAGGTGCTACTAAAGCTGAGAAGATCTTAGGAGAAGTAGTTCGTACTCCTAGTCGTCTTAGCGTAGGTGTTGACGAGTTCTTCAAGTCTATCTTCCGTCGTATGGAATACAATGCTCAAGCCTATCGCTTAGCTTCTACTGGTAAATACGGAGATCCTGAGACAGTGTACAACGCTTTGCGTACTATTAACACTAAGACAACAGACTGGAAAGATAATGTTCTTAAAGCTCCTGAGTTAGCTACACTACCTGACAGTGCTCGTGTTAAACTTGTAGACGATGTGCGTAACTTTGCTAAACAAGCTACCTTCCAGGCTGATTTAGGAAGCTTTGGTAATAAGTTACTAGCTCTCAGAGCAGCTCACCCTTGGGTAGCCCCAGTAATTCCATTCGTTAAGACTCCTATTAACATCATGAAGGATGCTCTGTCTTATACTCCACTAGGTGTGTTTGCTAAGAATACTCCTACGGATGTTAAGATAGCAAGAACAGCTATAGGCGTGGGAATAACTGCTGCACTGGCTCAACAGGTAGCTGATGATACTGTTACTGGTTCGTATCCTAAGGATGCTGCTAAGCGTAACGCTATGATTGCTGCTGGTATTCCTGAGTACAGTCTTCGTATTGGTGATACATATTATTCCTACGCTCGTGTAGAACCTTTAGCAACTATCATGGGCTCTGCAGTAGACGGTATTAACGCAGTGCGTACATATGTAGATAAACCCTCCTACGATTCTAAGAAAGAAAAAGATTTAGTAGTTGATGTCGTAGCAGGTGTAACTAAGAACATTGTGTCTAAGACATACTTAGAAGGTATCTCTGGTTTACTACAGGCAGTACATGATCCAGAGCGTTACGGTGGTAGCTTTATAAATGGATTTGCTGGCTTATTAGTTCCTTCTATTGTAGCAGCTCCTGCACGTTCTGCTGATCCTTATGCTCGTGTTGTCACTGGCTTTGGCGAAGCAGTACAGAATCGTATCCCTGACTTTGGATTAGGTCTTCCTATTCCTTCTCGTTCAGAACTACCAGTACAGTCTAAGTTATTCGGAGGAGCAAGAGAGAATCCATCGTATGGCTTTGCAGCTTATACTGGTTTACAAACAGCTCCTGCTACACGTAACGCAGTACAAGAAGAAGTAGCTCGTACTAAGGTAGACTATAATTTACCTAGTAAGACTCTTCGTGGTGTAGACTTAGAAGGTGCTGACCAGGCTAAGTATCAAGCTTTATCTAGTCAGTTTGCTGATACTATTTTACCTGGTATCATTGAATCTTCGGGGTATCAGAATGCTCCTGATTCTATTAAGAAAGTAATCTTAGAAAGAGGATTAAAGAGAGCTCGTAGTGCTGCTACTAAAACACTGCTAGGAGAAAAACTACAAGACCCTGAATTTAGGACACAGTTCATCAGAGCAAGACTTGCTAAAAAAGGAATAGAACTAGAAGAATGATATATGTCAGATCAATTTGGGTTTCTAGAAGGAGTAAAATCTGTAACAGGTAGTATGGATGCTAGTCGTCAGGCTAGTAAGTCCATTACCAAGAGCATTACCGATGTACAAAAAGATGCTGTAGATGTTGCTCAACAGCGTCTTAACGAACGACGTAGAGAACAGTATGTTCATGCAGACAGTACGATTGTATCTGCTGTTAACGAGTGGGAACGCTTACTACGAGCAAAACAAACTGAAGAACAACTACAACGAGACATTATTCGTCAACACGGTAAAACTGCGTGGACGGAGATTCAACAGATAAAACAACGACAATTGAAAGAGAAAGAAAATGATAAGAAGTTTTTTAGCGAAGAAGTTAATAAAGTTAAAAGAGTTATGGTTATCTGCTATATTGTGGCTGCGTGGATTGCTTGGTATTTAACTTGGGGGATTAAAAAATAATGTTACCATTAATGGCACTATTCGATGTTGGGATGAAAGTCTTAGATAAGTTTATTCCTGATCCAGAAGCTAAGGCAAAGGCTCAGAAAGAACTACTACAAATGCAGCAAGAAGGAAAGCTTGCTGAGTTAAACGCTGATATGAATGAGCAGAACAATATCTCTGATCGTTGGAAAGCTGATCTTGCTAGCGATTCTTGGTTGTCTAAGAATATACGACCTATGTCTTTAGTAGCTATCTTTGTAGGATACTTCTTGTTTGCCATGATGTCAGCATTTGGTTACGATGCTAAGGAATCGTACGTCAATCTACTAGGTCAGTGGGGTATGCTTATTATGAGTGCATACTTTGGTGGTCGTACTCTAGAGAAGATTATGGATATGAAAGCGAAGAAAGATGAACCTAAGCAATAACTTTACCTTAGAAGAGTTAACTCACTCTGAAGTAGCTGAGCGTAAGAACTTAGACAATACCCCTAACGCTAGTGAGGTTGCTAACTTAACTAGACTAGCAGCTTTGCTTGAGCAGGTTAGAGCCCTATTAGGTAAGCCTATAATGATTAACTCTGGCTTTAGATCTAAACCAGTTAACGACTCTGTCGGTAGCAAGGACACTAGCCAGCATAGGCTAGGTTGTGCTGCTGATATCAGAGTCCCTGGAATGACCCCTAAACAGGTCGTAGAGGCTTGCATTGCAGCGGATATACCCTTTGATCAGATCATAGAAGAATTCAGCTCCTGGACTCATCTAAGCGTTCCTAATGGTACTGCTGATAAACCCCGAAGACAAGCCTTGATTATTGATAAAGCTGGTACTCGTCCGTTCCAATGAAAAAAGCCCCCGAAGGGGCTCTTAAGTTACAGCTCAAAAGAAAACAGTAGTCTGAATATTCCTAAGTCTACAATTAGATGTCGACAATCATCATACTCAGCGACATATTCAAAACCTACCATAAATCCAGTGAGAAAATATAGTTCAAGACTCATTTAATTCTTCCTTGTATTTATCAATTGCTCTGGTGATCAGGGTTTCTAAGCCCGCCTGAATGAGAAGAATCTTAGCTTCTTCGTCTAACTCTACTTCCATATCAGCAGACCCATCCTCATTTTCAGTTAAGCATAGCAGTTCAATCTTCATTTAACTGGACATGCACCACTGGCACACTCGTCCCCTCCGTCAAAGGTTGCTTCATCAATCTTAGTAATCAAACGAGTCTTAGCGACTAGCTCATCATACTGCTCTTTAGTAATCTCCTCCAATGGTGCTTGATGGAAACCATGTTCATTGTGTAGCAAGAAAGACAAGGACTTATGATTGTGCTTGTAGTTCTTAGCAAGGTACTTCTTAATCTCAGGTAGTTCTTCCTTACGATAATACACTGTACAGGAAACACTATTGTCTGACCAAGTAGTTTGCAACCATTTCACAACTTCTAACTGATCAATAGCAGTCATCTCAGCAGCCAGCTTTGTTCCCTCTGGATAACAGAATGGGAAGCTAACTACCATGGTGCTATGATCCGCTGAGCCATCGAAGTTACGCTGATACTCCACAGGATAACCATGATCACGACAGACTTGTACTAGTGAGTGGTCTGCTGAGATACGAATCCTACGAATCATGTACTTAGAATATGCAGGATGACAACCAGAAGTTACACCTGGTAGTAACGACAGAGTACCTGAAGGTTTAACAGTGGTAAGTTTTACTGACTCAGGAAAGCCATGCTTAGCACTGTACTCCTTATCGAAAGCTCGTAGCTCTTCATAAGCATCAGACAACCAACTACGCTGCTCTTCTGTTGCCTGTAGCACACCTGTCACACCAATACCCATCCTCATATTACTATGCACAATATCTGCAGTCTCTTCGAGATGGCAGGGCAGTGCAAGACTATGCTTATTGATGCGGTATAGTAGCTTACAGATGTCAACAAACTCTTCCTTAGATGACACGTTAGATAGATAGACCTCAGCTAAACAGCAAGTCTCATACGGAGCTAGGGACTGCTCAGCACAAGGATTGTAACCCATAACCTTAGGGTCAGGATACTGAGTCTCTCCCAGTCTTCCAATCTTTCTACTGAGCTTTAGGTTAATTAAACCATAAGGCTCGCCCTTGCCTTCGTACCCATCCCAGAAATACTCATGTAGATCTTTGAAGTCGTTACATACTACGCTATTATTAGACATAGCTCTCCACGAAGGAATGTTACCCATGTCCCACCGTTTAGCCAGCAAGTATTCAACGTCATCAGGATCACCAATAGCAATCTGAGCAGAACGTCTTACATTACCAGCGACTACTACTGCACCGATAATATTCATGATGTCGAGGCAGTCGATAGAACGTACTGGTCTACCTACTCTCTTCTCTAAGATCTCACTAATCTTAGCAATACCCCAACATAAATCCTCAGCACCTGAAGCAGTGCCTCCAAAGCCTTTGATAGGAGAACCCTTACCACGTACTAGTTTCGTTGAATAAGTAAAGGTCGTAGCAGTATTAGATAAGAAGGCTGCCTTCAGTGTTTTACCTAGGAGCTTAACCCATCCTTCACGAGAATCAGGTACGATAAAATCAGCATCACTGCTATCTACACGAGTAGGAGCAGAGAAGTTAACATTAACTGGAGGAAGCTTAGCAACATGCTCACGCTGAATGTTGTAGCCCACTCCTGATCCAAGCATCAATAGATCCATAGCCCAGGTGAAAGGACGTACTGGCTGATCTACCACAGTGAATGCACAGTTCTGTAGACTGGCTAGACCTAGACGACCTACTGTGTCAGTGCCGAGCTGCCATAAGAAGCGACCTGCTACAGTACCCTTCAGTTCCATCAAGTATTTCTGTAAGCGTTTCTGCTCAGCTTCTGTAAACCCACAGTTAAGCTGGGTATTAGACGCTGCTACGACACGATTAACTGTGTCTTCAAACTCTTCTGTAGGACTAGCAGGATCTGTTTCGTTCAATCGACGAGCGTATGTCCTTTTGTATGTGATATATCCTACGGTACTAAACGGTGTATTAAATTCTGTCATGCTACCTCTTTCTTTGTTTTACTTTGTTTCTTTTTCTTAGTAACTGTAAAATGCTTTAATGCTTCTTCCAACCCTTCTGTCCATGTGTCAAACCAAACAGTCTTCATACTATCGTACCAGTGGGTTTTCTCACCTTTAGGATACCATCTCCAGCATGCTAGTCTTTCTTGACCAATAAGATTTGCTACAGGTACTCCAACAGATCCTGCACAGTGAGCTACCGCTGAGTCCACAGAGATTACTCCATCTAGTGTTTGAATCTGATCAGCAGTATCGCTCCATTTATCTGAAGTAATAAAGCCATCGTTTTGCTGCAACGATACCCAGTCAACTTCAGGATGCTGCTTAATAAAATTATCCATCAGTTCCTTAGGCATCTGCTTCATCTTCATGTTCCAGCTATTGTTAAATGTAGTGTAGCAGTAACCTAGCAGTGGTTTCTCTCTCTTAGGTTTTACAATCTCTGGATTACGAAAGATACCTTCACTGCCGTACATTTTTTCAACAGGCTTAGCAGGAATAACTCTATTCTCTATTAAGAAATAAAGCAGCGACATCGCTTTAATTTTTACTGCTCCAGGAAAAGACTCCTGAGGTAGAAAAAGACCATCGTGATTAGGCAACCTTTTAAGTATTCTAGTCATTGAATCTGGAAATAATAACTTTACAGTTTTAATCCCTGCATCTTTTAGCAGAGGAATAAAGCGACTAAACTGCAGCATGTCCCCCCATCCTGCTTCAGACCAAACAATAGCATTCTTTCCTTTGCAGTTCATCCCAGGAATCCAGACAGGTGTTTTAACAAAATCAGTCTTGACTCCTTGAGGATACCTAAGATCAGGTAACGAACGTAACTCATGCAGATAAAAACCATACTCCCAGTCACCTTGCTTTATCAAATCCATACCATAATGATAAGCAGGATTAGCAGTTGTTTGATCTCGTATCGCATAGAAGTTAATTTGTTTATCTTTAGGTATCATTCAGTTTCTTCCCAATCTACTTCTTTTAGAAGTCGGTTATAATTGTTCTCTATCGTATCGCTAAAAGTTTCTACTAAATCTTCTGAAGCTATGTCGAGTAGTTCCAGAAGCATTACTTCGTCTAAACTCTTCAACCGTTCTTTTAACTCTGGCAGCGTAAGAGTACGGTTCATTTACTTTTTCTTAGCAGCACGTTTAGTAGCGTTAGCTTTAGCTGCCTTGGCTGGTTGAGTAGCACAAGCTGTTATAAAGTCTATAGCTTTCTGAGCACCGTCTTGAAAAGCTTTTAACTGTTCTACACTTTCTTTGTAATTCCAGTCACAGCACCACCAGCTCACTGCGTTCTTTGTATCTGATTGAACAGTTAAGTTAATTTGCCAGTCTTCTTTATCTGTAAAGCTACCATCGACTGTTACAAATGCATTGTCCTTTGGAAAAAACTTATTAAAATTTACTGTCTTCATTGGTTTCTGCTCCTCTAAAAATTTATGTGATTCGTTAAGAATTTTTACTAATGATGTAGTCAAGGTAGTGTTTCGCTTTCTGTAAGTCCTGCAGTCCGTCTTTATGTTTCCAACGTAGTATATATTTTACCACATTTCCCTCCCAGAAGTCAAGCTCCCAAGCTTCTATAATATCCCAAGGCTGTATACCATCTCCTTTGTGATAGTGTTGACCTCCTACCTGTGTATCCCTAGGAGTTAACTCAGGCTCTTCCACTTGAAGTCTACGAAAGTATTCTTCTAAGGTTATTTCACCTGGACAATTATCTGAATAGCCGTAAGGCTTAGGCATTGCTATTGGATTCATAAATACCTCTTCTTTAAAAAGTCTAAGGAAACAAACATCTCATCGAAGCAACCATCATGAACTTCGTGTAAGACCACAATACCT